TATAATCAATTAACTCAATCACAGGTTGTTGGATGGTGCTGGTCAAACGGTATTAATCAAGAAGCTACAGAAACTGCTGTAAACACTAATTTAAACAATTTAATTAATCCAACAGTAACACAGCCACCGTTACCTTGGGTTCAGTCTTAATTTTGTATATAATGTTTTTAGGTAATTTTGCCTATATTTTTAAGGAACAATGATGCAATCCGTAAATTTAACAGTTGAACTCGTCAATGCAATTCTTGGTTATTTAGGTACTAAACCTTTTACTGAAGTTGCACAATTGATCAATGCAGTACAAACTCAAGTAGCACCTCAAATTCAGCAAGAAGCACCTGTTGAACCTACTGAATCTACAGTACAGTAATGGAACTTCTCATGGATGGAATCGAATCTATCGTACACGATACAGATAAAAGGCTTTCTGTCCATGAGCAAGTTTGTGCAGAGAGATATGAAGGTATACAAAAAGCATTTGCTAATGGTACTAAGCGTATGCAAAAAATTGAATATATGTTGTATGTTGTTATATTTTCAGTTTTATTTGGAAAAGAGTTTGTGGTGGATTTGATCAAGCATTATTTAATGAAATGAAATGGCTGAGTTTAATCCTATTGCTGAAGGAGCAAGTTCTCTAGCTGATAGCTTAGAACAAAGTAGGCAAGCTGGGAAAAAACTCACTAAAACCATCGAAAATATTCAGCATGATGGTACAGAAGTTGCTTTACAAGAATTAGAAGCACGAAAGAAACACAAAGTACACGAAGAAGCAATGGAAAACTCGATGATCTATCGAGCTATTCAAGAGTATAAAAATCAGAGTGCCATTATTCAAGCAGAAAATGAAGCTGAAAAAGAATTTAAGGCTAAGTATGGTGCTAAAGAGTGGAGCAAGGTTTTAGAATTAAAAGCTGTTGTAGAAAAAGAACATCAAGAAAGCAAAAAATATTATGGTCATAAGCTAGAAGATGTTCGTAGAGTACAGTTTTGGTGTTGGTTTGTAGCTTTTATTATTACCAGTTTGTTGTTTTATTTTGATTTAGTATGAACTGGGTGAAATACTGGTTTGCAGTATTTTTAGTTGAAATAGCTATTTGGTCGTATGTTATTTATCTTCATTTTGAAATTAAAGAATTAGAGAAAATACGATTACCCAAACCAAAGTTTGATAAAGAACACAAAGTAATTGTTCGAACCAAAAAGGATATAGTGCGTGGATGATGATCTTTTCAAATGGTGGACAATATTTGCGTTAATTTGTATGATGTTAATTATTTTGCTAAAGGATTGATATGGAATTTTTAAGTCAAATAGCTCCTACTATTGCCACAGCACTGGGTGGTCCACTTGCTGGTTTGGCTGTATCAGCCATATCAAAAGCATTAGGAGTTGATGAAAAAGATGTTCAATCTACTATAGATTCAGGGAAACTTACTGCTGATCAATTAGCTAGTCTTAAACAAGCTGAAATTGAACTACAAGCTAAAGCTCAAGAGCTAGGATTAAACTTTGAAAAACTGGCTGTAGATGATCGTAAATCAGCAAGGGATATGCAAACAGCAACTCATTCATGGATTCCACCATTACTTTCTCTTTTAATTACTGCTGGATTCTTTGGAATCTTATTTGCATTAATGATGGGTTATGCCACCAAGTCGGATGAATTGATGATTATGTTAGGTTCATTGTCAACGGCTTGGGTTGGTATCATTTCTTTTTACTTTGGTTCATCAGCAGGTAGTCAAAAGAAAGATGAACTATTACATCAGAGTACACCAATATGATAGAAAATTGGGATAAATCGTTTCAACTTGTTATTAAATCGGAAGGTGGTTTTACCAATGACCAACGAGATAAAGGCAATCATTTACCTGATGGTAGAGAAGGTTGCACAATGTTGGGTTGTACTCAAGCAAATTGGGAAAACTTTATTGGCAAACAAGTAACTCAAGAGGATATGAAATCATTGCTTCCTGATGATGTAAAACCATTTTATAAAAAAAGTTATTGGGATGCTTGTTCATGTGATCAACTTCCTGCTGGTGTAGATTATGCAATATTTGATTTTGCGATTAATGCAGGAGTTTTTGCTAGTAAAAAAATGCTTCAGAAAGCATTAGGAGTTGTACCTGATGGTGCAATAGGACAAAATACTTTAAAAGCAATACAACAATCTAATTCAAAAGAGTTATTACAAAAGTTTAGTGATGCCAAAACAGCTTTTTATCAAAGTTTGGGTAATTTTGATGTTTATGGCAAAGGATGGCTACAAAGAGTAGCTGATGTTCAAAAAGTTGCTTCAACAATGGTATGAATGAGAATTTAGAACAAGAACCTAAAAAGCATTTAAATGGCTTTTCAGGCTTTTGTGCTTATTGTAATACCCCTATTAGCAATGATAAGTTTTGTAGCGAAGAATGTGCTGAAGAATTTGAACTAGCCACTAAATTTGGATTGTTTAACAAACAGCATAAGTATTGAATTATTTTTCACCTTTTAAATATGCTTCAATTGCTCTTGCAAAATCTTTTATATCATTAGCGTAAGGAACATCATTTAAAACATATAAATATTTATTTGCCAATTCATTTATTTCCTCATCGCTGAGTTCACGCAGTTTTTTAGAAGCAATACCATTCCAATAACCTGTTGCATAAATAGCAGATTCTTTATCAGTCATTTCACTCGCTTTCTTTAGTAGTAATTTTGAGTATTCATACACACTTTCAAAAAGTTCATCTTCAGAAGTTCTGCGTAATACCAACATAAAAGCAACTGACAATTCTCGTATTGTTGCATCACTTAGTTCACGCAAACCATCATATCTACCAATCAAGTAAGACCTTGTGTCTAAGGTTTCATTTTTTTCTTTAGCTTTCTGAATACCATTCCAATAACCAGTTGAGTAAATATCAGATTCTTTATCAGTCATTTTTTGCCTCTTTATGCATAAAATCAATCAAACCATCTAATACTTCAGGGTTTTTGTTATCAGCCCATACTCCACTAACCACAAAATTTAATTCCATTGCCCTATCAATATCACTATTTGGATACTTTAATTTGTAGCAATGACTTCTTAAATATCTATATCTTTTTGCGTCAGCTTTTAATTCCTCAATTTCTTTGGCTTGTTGGCGTAGCATATTAGCCGCATTTAATTGATGGTCTTCGCCTCGTCTATCTAAAATATCTGCAAGTTCATTTGCTGTCATTTAATCACCTCTGCGTTTATAAGTTTGCATGTTTCGCCATCAAAGATAAGTTTCAAATTACAGTAACTTGTCAAAAATTTATCTGCGAAAGTCACATTAGAAAAGTCATTCTTACAATTTTCTGCAATAGCATACAATACAATATCAGGCTTTGGCTCAGGCTTGATGCGATATTCCATGTCTTGATGCCAACAAACATAACCATTAGGTTGAAAATCATTCCATTCTCCTTCATACTCTCTAAACTGAATCTCAGCACCATTAGCCCAAGCAATAATTAAATCTGCGTGTTTATGTTTCATTTAAGCACCTCTTTATACATAAAATCAATTAAACCATCTAATACTTCAGGGTTTTTGTTATCTGACCATACTCCACTAACCACAAAATTTAATTCCATTGCCCTATCAATATCACTATTTGGATACTTTAATTTGTAGCAATGATTTCTTAAATATTTATATCTTTCTGCGTCAGCTTTTAACTCCTCAATTTCTTTGGCTTGTTGTCGTAGCATATTGGCTATTTCTTCAAAAAATGAATTGCAATCTTCACTTTCAACTTTATTTGCTAGTTCAATTGCTGTCATCATACATCCTTCCATTTCCAACCAAGCAACACTTCAGTATTTTTAATTTGTTCTTCTGTAGGTTTTTCTCTAATATTAATATGAAAATTTCCACCAATTACCCAAGAGCCAGCATGAGGTGGATTTATTGGTGCAAACACATATTGTGGTGAACAAGTATGAATAGAATCACTTGATACTCTTTGCCCACATTCTGAACAAACAATCCATGTATCATAAGCATTTAAAGTAATTGTTCCATCGTGGTTTGTTTTCATTTTTTCTCCTTACATTGTTTAATTATTTCTTTAGGAATATCAATAGCATAGGGATAAGTAGCCATGCGACAATCATATTTCATCTTATATTGGTTAAATTCATTCAAAAATATAATGAATGAGCAAATTAATAAGCTAAATAAAAAACCAAACCAAACTAAAGAATAATCTTTCAATTTTTTTCATCCCAAATATTTTCGCATTGTTTTATATCAAACCCATAACTTACACAATCATGCAAATAAGCCATTTTTCTTGATTCTGCTGGTGTAGGCTCAATAACTGCTTCTTTTTTCTCTACAGGGGCATCCTGATGACAAGAACAATAACATCCATGTAATACAAAAATAAAAATAGCTAAAAAAATATATTTCATCAGTAGGGATCACAGTACACATTAATAGGAACACTTACTTTTCCATATTGGGTTTGTAAATAGATAAACTCAGTTCTTGGCTTCATTTTATTTAGAATACAGCCTTTGCTATCTTGTAAAACTTGATAGGGAGTAAGTGCCACAATTCCATTAAAATTTTGAATAGGGTAAGGTTCAGCCTTATGAGCACAAGCAACTAAAAAAATCATTGGCATCACAACAATTAATTTTTTCATTATTGATCCATTAAGTTTTTCAACATTATTAATTGTCCTTCCAGTTGTTCAGCATGATGTTTATACATTCTCATTTGAGTTTGAATATCAACATTTTGCAAGCGAAGCTGAAGGATCTCATTTTTTAAATCATTAACAACTTTTCGTAAATATTCGATTTGATTATCCATATACAATCCTATATAAAAATTGAAGAAATTTATTTTTATCATTTTTATCCAGCAAACATCTTTGAATAAATAGCATATCTTTATCATATTCAATATAAGGTTTAGGCTGATAATTAATACCTATTTTTACTTTTCCAGTATCGTATGGAATGCTCATTTTTGCTCTCCTAAATTCAAATTTCTGTAAATAACACCATCAGACCATTGTTGATCATGCGAATCGTCATATAACTTTATGATTTTTTCAGGATAAATCAACTTAGGTTTTTTACCAACAAAACAAAATGCATAAATTAATGATGCTTTTTTGCTGTCGTACCATTCCAAAAATAAAGGAATCATATCAACTTCCTTTTTTTTGAAATTCGCAGTGCCTTTAACATTAACAACAAATAATTGATCACCAACATCAACTATGTAATCAGGAAGGTTTCGAATCAAAACATTCAAATCATAAAAATAATTGATGTTCCTAGTTTTTTCATTAAAACCTAACCTATGAAATTGATAGTTTTTTTCTGTACAGTATTCTTCAAATATTTGTTCAGCAATGTTTACAAAACTTTGTCTTTCTTGATAGGTATTTGAACCATTCATACTGGCAAAGCAAACATTAATGCAAATAAAATGCCAAATAAAGTTGCAACTAAATATTCAACCCATACTGGTATATCTAAGTGATCTAATAACATTTTTTTCCTTTCGTGAATTAAAATGGTGCTTCTTCAAACTGATAAATTTTTTTCTTTGGTTTAATGTATTTGTATGTCCAACCTTCACGAATTGAAACCAATGCTATAGCTTCAGCTCTGTATCGAACTTTACGCATTAAATCACCAGTTTCATCGTAAACACAATACATAACTAACCTTTCATTAATTACTACAATCATAGTATTACATAGAACTATGATATTAGCAATAATTATTTATCATAGTTTGTTGTTTTTATGGGGTGGGGATTTATAAAAGTCACGAAAGGATCAAGCATTGCACTTGAGGTTATTTTTTGGTGAACCACTCCATCTTCTATAAATCCCCATTGGCTAGTTCTTTATGCCTAATTTTGTGACAAATTTGACATAACCACATAACATTTAAAGGTTCATCATAATTTTCGTGATGAGCTAAACTTTTTTCACTATTACATCTAATGCAGGGTTTTTTTATTAAAGTACCTTTTTTTATTGCTCTTGTAACTGAATTATGACATTTCATTCTTCTTTTATCTTCTTTTCTCCAAGCAAAACTAATTTCATTTGCTTGTTTAATTCTTGCAGGCGTTTTAGCTCTTATACGATCATATTCTCTTATTTTTTCAATATTTTTTAATCTATGTTTTGCAACATCATTTTTAGTACATTGTTTACATTTATTTAAATAACCATCAAGCATAGAATTGTGTTTATAAAATTCTGTTATTGGCTTGATGGTTTGGCATTTAAAACAATTTTTAGAATGAATCATGTTATATATCCTTGCCTATTAATATATAACCATTATAGACCCATTCTAATTAAAAGGTATATCATCATTCATTTCTGATAAACCACCTACCGATTTAGGAACTAAACTTGCAAATGGATCTTCTGTATCTTTTGGTTTAGCTTCAGATTTATTTCCCAGTAATTGTAATGAATTCGCAATTATTTTGGTGGAGTATTTTTCAACTCCATTTTTATCAGTATATTTATCAGTTTTTAATTTACCTTCAACATATACTGGATTACCTTTTGCTAAATACTTACCAGCAATTTCAGCCAATTTACCAAAAAAAGAAATATTAACATATTCAACCATTTCTTTTTGCTCACCTGATTTATCTTTATATTTTTCATTACAAGCAATCGTAATATTGGTTACAAAAGAACCATCCGAAAATGCTTTTTGATCAGGATCTTTTGTTAAATTACCAATACCAATCCATTTATTTACTGATGCCATTTTTGAATTCCTTCATAAGTTGTACTTCATTTTCTACTTCATTTAAAAATTTCTTAATTTCAGTTTCCATTTGCTGAATATAATTTTCATCACGATCTAAGCGAACTATAAACAATTTAGTGTTGTCACTCATTCTTGGATCATAAGAAATGAAATCAACCCATTTAGCACCAGTACAGGACATTTGTGCCATCATTTGTGGAATATACTTAGCTGGTGGTTTGCCTTCTTTTAGATAGCTCCAATGAACTGCTGATTGATAAGGACATTTTATTTCAATCAATCCTTCCCCTACCAAACCATCAGGAGAACAACCAAACCAAGGTATTGTAGAATGATCTACAAAAGCAACTTGCTCTACAAATGTTTCACATGAAACCTCGTAAGCCAATCTAGCTTCATCTTCAAAGCGTTTACCATGTGCCATAGCATCATTTGTAAAACCTTCTTCTATGATGCCTGTCATTCGCTGGAGAGCTAGTTCAATAAGGTAATTACCTCGACTAGCTGATACTCCAGTTTTAGTCTTAGCCATAACATCAGCAACCCTACTAGCAGTCACTTTACCTTTACGAAGTTCATGCCATTCTAATGTTCCCTGTTCAATCATTTTTTAGGCTTTCTATAATTTGTTGTTTACGAACACCACAAGCTGTACGAACTTGAGCTAAAAATTCTGTATTTCTTGGATATTTGGTAGATGCTGATTTAAAAATAGTCAAAAGTTGATCTACATTTTCAGCATTGGCAATATCATTATCATAATTAGCTAAATCTTCTTCTGAAACTTCTTCTTCTGCTGGCAAATCTTCACCGGCATACACATATAAGCCTATTCCATAAGTCGCAATACATTTAGCAAGGCAACGCATCATAGCATCACTAATTTTTCTAGCATCAGGATTTTTAATAGCTTGATTTCGATTATCCATAACTGGTAAGTGCATGGTCATAGTTTTTCCAAATGCTGTAACTTTGCAAAAAACCATCATGGTTTCATTAAAAATTTTAGGTTCTAAAAATTCCCAATTAGCCATAGGATCTTGTAAAAGTAATTGATCTATAGCCCATGTCCAACTAAGGTATGTTAAATTACCTTTTTTTTCAGTGTGTTCATTAACATTAATTGCTCTTAATTCTTTGTAATTCATTTTTAATCCTTTCGTGATTATTCGTAGTCATTACCTATTAAACCAGCATTAAAATCTTCAATTGCTTGCTTTTCAGCTTCTTTTTCCATTTCATCCATTACCATTAAATAAATATATCTTCCTAATGCAAGAAATTCTTTATTTTTTGCAATGTCTAAAATGCAATCAACATCTTTTTGTGGAGCATCATTAATAACATTACTGAAATTTTCCCAGTTGAATGGATCATATAATGATCCTTCAGTCATATACTCTCTAGTGCGATCTGAAATTTTTTCATCCATAAATGGATCTTCTTCAGGGTAATATGGTTCTTGTAACCAACTATCATAACTTTTCATTATTTTTATTCCTTTCGTGAAATAGGGTAGTAAAATTACTACTTAAAACTATTATATCATACTTCTAAATAAATACTATGACATTTGCAAAAAGAACTGATAAAAACCAACAAGAAATTATGGATGCTATGCAAAAGATGGGAGCAAGTGTGACTGATCTTAGCAAAGTGGGAAAAGGTTGTCCTGATCTTTTGGTGGGCATCAATCAAAAAACAGCCCTAGTTGAGATTAAATCCAGTAGCAAAGCCAAGTACACAAGTCATCAAGAAAAATGGCTTGAAACATGGAAAGGTGGAACTGTAGCTAGGATAGATTCTATTGATTCAGCCATACAACTCATAAAAATACTTTCAAAATAACTCACAAATTTATTTGTTTATTAAAATATTTTTATTTATTTTTATTGCATTTCTTCTTAATTTTGTGTTATCGTTTTTTTAAGGAGGATTTATGGAAGAAATTAAAAAACATTTGCAAGTTGAATTTGGTACTTTAGATGAGCTTTCAAAGTTATTAGGTGTTAGAAATACAGCAGTTTATAACTGGCTTTCTAGGAAACAAATACCTATTAAACATTTGAAAAAAATTAGCGTTTTATCTGAAGGAAGATTAACAAAAGAAATGCTTAGACCTGACTTGTTTGGAGAATGATATGTTCAATATTATTAAAGCAATTGATTTTGATACAAAAATTTTAAATGAGTTTAATGTTAATCAATTTTATATTGATGATGATGTTTTAATATTAACTCATGGTGGTTATAGCTATGAGATTCCATTAATTGATCTTAAGGATGGCAAAAAAGCAATATTTTGGATTCGCCAAGTTGAACAAAAAACATGGCTTGATAGAAATGAATTATCAAAATTTATACAAATAATTTGTCTTTTGAATGGAATTTAATTGATGCCTGACAGATTAATCCGAGATGAACTTCTCAATTCTGAACGATATTGGTCAGTTTCTGATGAAGCAAAACTTCTTTACATTCATTTAATTTTATCTGCTGATGATACAGCTCGTTATTCAGGGAAAAATTTTACCTTAAGAACAAGATGTTTTTCAGGTCGTGGAATGGAATCGAATCGTATGGAAATTTTGCTAACAGAACTGGTTGATCAAGATTTAATACGACTTTATTTTGTAAATAATGAAAGGTTTATTTTTATACCAAGATTTAAACAAAGATTAAGATTTGTAAATAGCAAATATCCTGAACCACCTAATGAAATCAATGACATAGTGATTAAAAAGACAGACTTAAGTCAGACTAAAGACAGTCCTAAGACAGGCTCAAGTCAGCAGAAGAGAAGAGAAGAGAAGAGAAGTAATACATATACGAGTGATTTTGAATTGTTTTGGAAAGCATATTCAAAGTTTGTAGGTAAAAGTGTTGCTTTTAAAGAATGGAACAAATTAAATCCTGATTCTGAACTTATAAAGGTAATTATTGAAAAAGCAAGAGCTCAAGCTATTGCAATACCTGAATCTAAATATCGTAAAGACGCTGAACGATGGATTAGAGATAGGAGATGGGAAGATGAGTTAATTGTAAAAACATCAAATGATGATATTTTTGCATCACTAAGGAGACCAGTATGATTGGAGAAAAAGAAGCATTTTTACATTTTTATCGAGGAAATAATTTTAATGGAATATTTATGATTGTTGGTGATAAGCCTTATTGGTTTAATCCAAATGATCAAGATTTTTCAATGCCAAGCATTTATACAGAACAAAATAGACCTAAACCATACGATTGTGGTTTCTTTAAAGACCAAAAAATACACCTGATTCAATCCAAAACTGCTACAGATGAGTTTTTTTTCCTATGGTATAGACATATCCTCACCTTATCCCCAAAAACGCTTTTAACTATTGATTCAGAGAGTGAACTTTATGTTAATTGATATTGATTTAAATAAATATGCTGAATATTCAGAAATACGCAGTCGTGTAAATGAAAAATCAGATTTTGAGAATGAAGTTTTAGAATATTTCAAAACAAGACAAAATGGAATTTTAGGAGATAAGTTGCCTTTTCCTGATGCTGACCAAAAAATAGGATTTAGGCGAAAAGAAATAACTGTTTTAGCTGGTGTAAATGGTCATGGTAAATCTTTAATTCTTGGACAAATAGCATTAGACATTGTTAATAAAGGTTCAAAAATATTAATGGCTTCATTAGAAATGCCACCAGTATCAACATTAGCAAGAATGACTAGACAGGCAACTGGTTCAAACATTCCTAATAAACATCAAATAAATAAGTTTATGAAATGGAAATTAGATCATTTTTATTTATTTAATCATGTAGGAAGCCTAGAAACTTGGCAAGTCATTAGTTTATGCAGATATGCTTCAATTGAGTTAGGTGTAACTCATGTAATCATTGATTCTTTGACTAAATGCACCAAAGGTGAAACTGATTATGATGGTCAAAAAGACTTTATGAATCAATTATGTGAAGTTGCAAAAGAAATGAATATACATATTTTTTTAGTTCACCATGTAAGAAAAGGAAATGATGAAACTGAAACAGCTAATAAATTTGATTTAAAGGGATCAGGCTCAATATCTGATCTTGTAGATAATGTAATGATTATTTCAAGAAATATAAAAAAAGAACGAGAAACTGAAAGAAATCTATTACCTGATAACTCAGAACCTGATGCCGCATTAATTATTTCAAAACAGCGTCATGGTGATTGGAGTGGAAAAATTGGATTATGGTTTGATAAGAAAAGCCAACAATTTACTGAAAGTTTTCAACAGCCAATCATTAATTATTTGGAGAATATATGAATAAGGTTTATTGGGGTGATTGTCGTGATTCGTTGCGACAAATGAAAGAAGAAGGTATTAAAGTTCAAACTTGTGTTACAAGTCCACCATATTATGGATTAAGAGATTATGGGACAGGAACTTGGATTGGTGGTGATGAAAATTGTTCTCATAAACGAGATAGTAAACATTCAGATAAAACAATCACAGGTCATGCTAATAAAGATTTAACAGTTGGTGATGCAATATATAAAACTGTATGTCCTAAATGTGGTGCTGAACGAAAAGATTTACAAATAGGATTAGAAGAAACTCCACAACAATTTATTAATAATCTTGTAGAAGTATTTGCAGGCGTATGGGATGTATTGGCTGATGATGGAACTTTATGGGTTAATCTCGGTGATTCTTATGCTGGAAGTAATGGTAATGGACAACATGAACAATCTTTTGGTCAAAGTAAATACACACCTTTTGAATCTCCTACAAGCGGCAAAAAATTAGGAATTAAACCTAAAAATTTATTAGGTATGCCTTGGCGATTAGCGTTTGCATTACAAGATTTTGGATGGTATTTAAGACAAGATATTATTTGGCATAAACCAAATCCAATGCCCGAATCTGTTAAAGATAGATGTACCAAATCCCATGAATATATTTTCCTTTTAAGTAAAAAGCCTAATTATTATTTTGATTATAAAGCTATTCAAGAACCATCAAAATTTTATGGAATTGATTCGAGAAGTGATAAGGGCAATATTCGTTATGAAGGAAAAAGAACAGAAAATAATAATAGTTTAGCTCAACAATCATTTGTAACAATTAATGAAATGGCAAATAAAAGAAGTGTTTGGAGTATAAATACTTCATCATATAAAGGTGCTCATTTTGCTACATATCCTATGGAACTTGTAGAACCCATGATTTTAGCAGGAACTAAAGTTGGAGATATTGTTCTTGATCCATTTTTTGGTAGTGGAACAACTGGTCAAGTTGCTCAAAATTTAGGTCGTAAATGGATTGGATGCGAACTTAATAAAGAATATGAACTATTGCAAAACAAAAGATTACAACAACAAGGATTAGAACTTTTATGATATATTATAAATTATGCCAAAAATTAAACTTGAACCTAAAGGTAATGCAGTCAAAAAAGTAAGGGAATTCCTTGTAAATCAACGAGATTCATTTACTTATACTGATATTGCTAGAAATTGTGATTTAAATGCCACTGAAATATCCATGGCTTTATGTCATTTAATCAAACTGAAATACGCAACAAGAGAACAAGTTGCCAATCCTAATCCTAAGGGAAGAAGGATCATTTGGCAATATACTTATTTTCCTGATAAAATTAAATGAAAGAATTTTTTATTCTTGCTAATGATGCAGTAAGAATTAATGCAATAGAAGCGATCAAAAAAGCTCCTCAAGGACATATTGTTGAAATCAAACCCAAGAATAGATCCTTAGAACAAAATGCATTACTTCATACCATCATCCAAAAAATATCATTAAAGGTAGAATGGGCAGGAAAAAAAAGAGCAATAGATACATGGAAAAGACTCCTAACTGCTGGTTGGTTGAGAGCAAGAGGTGAATCAATTGAAATATTACCATCTATTGATTACCAAGGAGTAGATATTGTATTTCGACATACTTCCCACCTCACAGTGGCAGAAATGTCAGAGTTTATAGAATACATTATGGCTTTTGCAGTAGAACATGGAATAGATCCATGACAGAATTTGAAGGTGTAAACATTGATGCTATACATTACAAAATGACAACGAAAAAAGAAAAAGACTATTATGCAAAAATTGCAAAAAATGGATGCATCTTGTGCAAATATCTTGGATATGAAACACAAGATACAGGATGTGAAATTCACCATATCAGAAATGGAAACATCCCAAGAAAGCAAGCTCCAGTCATCCCCCTATGTTTCGAGCATCATCGAGGAAATACCGGTGTTCACTCTCTTGGTAAAAAAGGGAAATTTGAAGCTCGCTATGGAATTAACGAGCAAGCCTTACTTGAATTTATCGAAGAACAATTTGGAGTAAATCCTGTAAATTTGTGATAGTATCCCAACTATGACTAAGCGAAAAAATCCTGAAGATCTATTACCAATGGGTAGACCAACTGTCTACAAAGAAGAATATTGCGATCAACTTATTGAATTCTTTAACATAGAACCCTATAAAGAAGTAACTCTTAAAGATCGTAGTGGTGGACAAAAAAGAGAATTAGTTCCTTGTAAGTTCCCAACACTAGCTAGATTTGCTTGTAATATTGGAGTAACTAGGGAAACTCTTTGGGATTGGGCTACATCAAAAAAAGCTAATGGAGAGTTAAAACATCCAAACTTTTCTAACGCATATAAAAAAGCCAAAGAATATCAAGAATCTATACTCGTTGAAGGTGCAATGGCTGGAGCATTTTCACAACCATTTGCCATATTTACAGCTAAAAATGTTCTTGGCTGGAAAGATAGACAAGAAGTAGAAAATACTGGATCAGTAGAAATTACATATCATGGTGGACTTCCAGTAAAAACTAATGAAGTATGACATTTATGCTCCAACATTCCATGCAGGGCAAACTGATCTATACCTAAATGGATCTAAACTTAATGCAGTTAGATGTGGTAGACGATGGGGTAAGACTAGATTCTTAGAGATCCTAGCTACTGATGCAATATGTAAGAAGAAATCAGTGGGGATATTTGCTCCTGAATACAAACAGCTACAAGAACCATGGGATCACATACGAGAAATCCTAACTCCTATTATTTCATCAGCTAACAGAAATGAAGGAACAATCAAATCTAAATTTGGTGGCAAGGTTGATTTTTGGATATTAAATGATAATGAACTTGCTGGTAGGGGTAGAGAGTATGATCTAATCCTAATTGATGAAGCATCATTTACCAAAACTCCACAAATGAAAGAGATATGGGAAAGATCATTAAAGCCTACCATGCTCACCACAAGGGGCACAGCATGGGTATTTTCAACTCCTAATGGTGTTGATACTGAAAACTTCTTTTATTCGATCTGTAATGATCCTGATATGGGATTTACATCATTTCATAAGCCAACCAGTACAAACCCTTATGTACCACCTGAAGAACTCGAAAAAGAAAGAGAACGCAATAATCCTTTAGTATTTCAACAAGAATATCTAGCTGAATTTGTGGACTGGTCAGGAGTTGCTTTTTTTAGCTTGGACAAAATGCTACAAGATGGTAAGCCTTTGGATTATCCAGTTAAATGTGATGGTGTTTATGCTGTGATGGATACAGCAGTTAAAGGTGGCAAAGAAAATGATGGTACAGGTGTTATTTACTTTGCAATCAATAAGTTATATGGACAGCCATTAATTATCTTAGACTGGGATATATTGCAAGTGGATGGAGCTTTATTAGAAAGCTATATTCCTACTATCTTTCAGCGATTAGATGATTTTGCAGGTAAAACACAGGCTAGAAATGGCAGTGTTGGATTGTTTATTGAGGATACTGCAACTGGATCTATTCTTATTCAACAGGGAAGAACAAGAGGATGGAATACTCATGCCATAGATTCCAAGCTCACTGCTGTAGGAAAGGATGAAAGAGCTATTTCAGTTTCAGGACATTTTCATCAAGAAAAACTTAAAATATCTCAATATGCATTTGATAAGGTAGCAAGTTTCAAAGGATCTACAAGAAATCATTTGATTACTCAAGTAACTGGATTTAGAATAGGTGACAAAGATGCTCATAAAAGGGCTGATGATCTATTGGATTGTTTTACTTATGGAATTGCTATTGGAGTTGGCGATAAATATGGCTATTAAAGGATAACTATGTCAGATATAACGATAACTACTACAACCATTGGTGGAAATCTAATGAATATTCTTGCTTCAGGCGATATTCAGCCGGGGGATAATGCTAGTTATGAATTATGTAAAACCCTATGGGAATATCATCCTTTAGGTGGAAAACTCGTAGAAAAGCCAATTATGATGGCTTTATCTAAGCCTAGAATCATTACAGTAGATGCTGAACCAAAAGAAATGTTGGTGGAAGCATTTGAGAGAGAATGGGAAAAACTAGGAGCAACGAACCATATTCGTGATGTGAGCTTTATCAAAAGAGCTTATGGTGCTGGTGCTATTGTAATTGGATCACCTAATGTATCAACTACTGATCCATTAGATTTATGGAAACTTGCTGATCAAGAAATTTACTTTAATCAACTCGATCCTTTGAACTTGGCTGGTTCGATTGTCACTAACCAAAACCCTAATGCTCCTGATTTTCAAAAACCATTAGCTTGGAGTACAGCGGCAGGGCAACCATATCATCCTAGTAGATCAGTAGTTGTATTTAACAACACTCCAATTTATTTAAGTTTCCAATCCTCAGCGTTTGGCTTTACTGGTAGATCAGTATTTTTAAGAGCTTTATATCCTTTGAAATCATTTGTGCAATCCATGATCACTGATGATTTGGTAACTTTCAAAGCTGGTTTATTAATTTCAAAACAAAAACCTGCTGGATCAATTGTTAATAATTTGATGCAAATGGCTTCAGGAATTAAGAGAACATATCTTCAGCAAGGAGCAACAGGTAATGTGCTTTCTATTGATATTGATGAAAGCATAGAAGCATTAAATCTCAGTAATACTGATACTGCTATGACAACTGCTAGAAATAACATCATAGCGAACATAGCCGCTGCTTCTGATGTTCCTGCATTATTGCTCAAAGATGAAGCATTTACGCAAGGATTTGGAGAAGGTACAGAGGATGCAAAAGCCATAGTTCAATTCATAGATGGTATTAGAAATGACATGGATAGCTTGTTTAAATTCTTTGACAAGATCGTACAGCATCGTGCATGGAATAGAGAATTTTTCGAAGCAGTTCAAAATCAATATCCTGAAATTTATAAGGATAAGACTTATGAACAGGCTTTTTATATGTGGCAAAATGCATATAAAGCTGATTGGACTTCTCTCATGGAAGAACCACCAAGCGAAAAAGTTAAAGTTGCAGACATTAAGATTAAATCTATTAATGAAGTATTGCGTACTGTTTTACCAGTTATAGATCCACAAAACAGAGCAACATTGATACAATGGGCACAGGATAATATTAATGAAATGGAAGATTTATTTGAGAGTTCATTAAATCTTGATTCTGATTTAATATCTGAATATGAACCACCTCAGGGAACAATGCCTGAAGAAAAATTAACTCGTAAAACTCAATAGGAGTAATAAAATGATATTTAAAGATTTAAGAACAAATAACTTTGTTATAGTTCGTGATGATTTAATGGCAAAAGATTATTTAAGAGATAGTAATTATAGAATTGCTAAAGATGCTGAATGGAATGAAGCAGATCATCCAAGATCGTCTAATGGTCAATTTGGTTCAGGTGGTGGAAGTTCTAAAGGATCTAAAACAAAATTATCTTCTTCTGAAGAATTTAGCATGAAAAGACCTAGTCAAATGGAAAAATCTATGACTACTGAAGAAAATAAACTATGGAATAGTTATCAAGAAGGAAAACTACTTTTAAATTCCAAATCTAAATCAAAAGAAGAAAAAGAAGGAATTAAAGCTCATTTGAGAAAAGTTGAAGAAAAATTAAAACAATTTTCATAGGTGATTTATGCGATTTCTCAATAAAAAATCAGGGCAATTTGTAACTGTTTATCCTAAACATACACAAGCTGTATGTGCTTTATTGAGATCACAAGATTATTTAGTTGTTAATGATGCTATATGGCAAGAAGCAGATCATCCTAGAGATACTGATGGAAAATTCACCAGTGCAGGTGGTGGAGCAGAAGCACCAGCCACAGGAAAAGCAGTAGCACCTATTACAACTCCAGCAACTCCAGCTTTATTATCTAAACCTAAAGCTCCAACAGCTAAGAATAATAAAAAACACTTAGAAAATGTTTTTAATACAAAAGACTTAGAACCATTAAAACCTGAAGCAAGAATTAAATTGGAATCAATTTATGAAAAGGCTTCAGAAGTAAAAGATAAATTTGATGCAATTGGTGAAAAAATTACTAAAGAAGTAAATGGAGAATATAAAAAACCACCATTAAAAGGCACAAAAAGAGCAGTTGAAAAAATTATGTATGATTACAATGGAGATCCAACAAAAATTAAAGATTTAGTTCGATCAACTATTGAAGTTAAAACAATTGCAGAAGCACAAGGAGCAGTTGATAAAATTAAAAAAGAATATAAAGTTCTCGATAGTGGTTTTAGAGATTTATTAAATCCTAATGTTAAATCCAACTTATTTGGTTATCGTGATGCCAAAATGAATGTAGAAATTGATGGAATAATTGCAGAAATACAAGTTAATATTCCTGAAATGCTTGAAGCAAAAAGTAGAAACCACGATAAATATGAAATCATATCTAAAATGGATAGAATTGTTTCATCAGAAAATAGAACTTTTACTGATGAAGAAGCACAAAAAAGAAATAAATTAATTCAAGAAATGGAAGATGATTATGATTCGGTATGGAATGAATTAACTAAATCCATGAAACCTTCATAATTAATCGAAGTTCCTTTAACTGCTGAATCAATTGGAAATTTTCTTGGATGTTTTTCATCTAAAGCACAACATGAAGGTAAGCCATTGCCAGCACCAATAACTACTGGAATACCATCACAATCATAGAACACAGCATTTTTATCAAATTTCATTTTTAATTCCTTCATTAATATTTTATCATAATACTATGATTTTAGGTTGCAAAAAACCCCTTTATTCAAGGGGCTAGAAAACCTACTAGATCAGTAGTAAGCAGTCCAATGACTTTGCTCGTAAATTGGAACACCAGCAACAACAGCCACAGGATTAATTCTATACGCATTTGCGTAACTCGCAACTCTAAAGTAAGCATTTTCAGCATCACCTTGGGCACGATAACTACTCACTGCATCACCCACAAAGCTATTTGGAACAGGAACACAGTAACCCTGATCAGGACATCCATTTCCCTCTCTTAACTGGCTGATAGGTCTTACATCTATCATACGACCACGAACAGCAACAACCTGATAATAATCAATATTTGTTTGTTCGTAACCCCAGCTACTTCTGAAAATGTCACCAACATTCACAACAACTTGTCTATTGGCTTCTACCCTTTGTGCTCTTTGTTGAGCTCTGTACTGGGCATTACCTCTAATCCTTTGGGCATACTCAGCAACATACTGATTTAATCTTTCTAAATTGCTGAAGCAATATCTGAAGTCAGCGTTATTTCTTCTACCAGCAAAACCAATGGCACACAATCTATTTAAATCAGCGAAGATCTCAATGCCATATTCTGCATCCTGCATCAAAGGTTCATAACCAGCAGGAACATACCTATTTAACTCACGAACAGCCATCACACACCCCCTTGTTGTTGAATTTGTTGGATCACTTGCAAAGCCACAGCTTGTCTACCTAACTGCCCTTTTGCGACAGCCAAAGCAAGAACAGCTCTAGCTTGCTCTAAATTCCGAACCAAATACCCATAAATTTCGAATTCCATTTTTATTCCTTTCGTGAAATAATTACTACAATTACAGTATATACTAATTAAGCATAATGTCAAGCGTTTATTTCAAAAAAACAAAAATATTTATTTTTAATAAAATCCTTGCAAATACCTATTAAGCATGATACTATGATATTGTGGGAAAGCGAAAGAAAAAAAATTGAAAAATTTAATTAATGCAATATCACTGGCAAGCACTTTGCATCGAGATCAAAAAAGACTTGATGCAAATGCAACTCCATATATTAATCACCCAATAGCAGTTGCTAAACTATTGTTTGAAGCTGGTATACACGATGAAGATATTTTGTGCTCTGCACTATTGCACGATGTTGTAGAAGATTGTGCTATCAGCATTTCAGATATTGGCAATATGTTTAATGATTGCATTGCTCAAATCGTAGATGATGTAACTGATCCAGTAGGCTTGGATGGTGAAGATAGAAAATTGGCACAAATTCAAAAGGTAAAAAGTATTTCCTATGCTGGAAAACTAATCAAAGTAGCTGATAAGATTTGCAATATCAGGGATGTATTGGATAGTCCACCCAACTGGAGCATAGAAAAAAAACTAAAGTATTTTGAATTTGCTCAAGCTGTATTTAATTCAGCCAATATTGACAATCTTTATTTAATAGAAATATTTTTAAATTTAATGAAAAAAAAGCAACAAATTGCTTGACATTATGCTTAATAAGCATTAATATAAAGATGTAGTCTTGATTAACACGAAAGGAAATCAAAATGATCTATGTTCTTCTTGTTGTTTTAGTTTGTATGTTGGTTGTCCATCCTATTTATATGATGGCTATTGAAGGTTTGGTAGTTTAATTCACGAAAGGAATAAAAATGGCAATTAGTAAAAAGGAAGCAAAATTAATTAGTGATTCAATTAGAAGTTTGCTTGTATCTAAAGACATGGTTGATAGTGGAGAATTTGATACTGTTCTTTGGATGAACTATTCTGATGAAGTAGCTGATAAATTAATACAAATGGGCATTGAAGTTTCAAAATACAATGTTTCAAAACAATTGGTAGGAGTTTAAATTTAACTAATGGTTATTAAACAAAGATCAAGGGGCATACAAGGGTATGTCCCTTCTCCTATAGAAATTATTTCTGCTAGGGGAAAATTAAGCCAATCTGAAGCATCCAGTTTGATATATACTACACAAGCAAGATGGAGTAATTATGAAAATGGGAAAGCTCGTATGCATCCAAGTGCTTGGGAATTATTTCTTATAAAGACTAAACAATGACATTTTTTGAAATCCTAACTGAAGCTGTTAATGACATCATAGAAAATGGTTATGATTCTGAAGAACGAATCAGGATGTGGATGGATAGAATTTACAAATCAGCAATAGCTGAACTTATACCTGAATCTCAAATACAGCAAGAATTAGAAAAAGCTCTTAGATCAGCTTTTTATAGATTAGTCACCAAAGGATCATTAGTAAAAGGCAACATCAGTAAATTTGATGTTGATAAACTAAAACCTAAACTACAAGCTGAACTAGATCGTAGAATTGTCACATCAGCGAATTTAATTAAATTAAATCGTGAAGAAGCAGTCAATACAGTTTTGCGTAGATTTGAAGGATGGGCAACATCTATTCCTGCTGGTGGATCAAAAGTTGTAGATCGTGTACAGCAAAAAAAGGATATTCGTAAATCTTTAGGGAAAATAGGGTTTGAACAAAGAAGGGTAATTATTGATCAAACTCATAAATTAATATCTAATATCAATGACATAGTTGCAGTAGACAATGGAGCTATTGCTGGCAAATGGCATAGCCACTGGCGACAAATTAATTATGATTATCGTAAAGATCATAAAGAGAGAGATGAAAAAATCTATGTTATTCGTGGATCTTGGGCTGATAAGGAAGGTTATTTAACCCATCCTAATGGTTATACTGATCAGATTACGCAACCCGGTGAAGAAGTGTATTGCAGGTGCAATTATGTGTATTTATACAATTTAAAACAATGCAAAAATATTTTGACAAAAAAGGGAGAATTGGCATTACAATCAATAAAAACTAAGTAGGGTATTTTTTATGCCATTTGAATCAAGTTCTCAAAGAAAAGCTATGTATGCCGCGGCAAGTGGCAAAAGCAATATTGGCATCCCTAAAGAAGTAGCAAAAAAATTCATCAAACATTCAAAAGATGAATCCCCTGAAGAACCCACCCCATTAAGTACCCCTGAATTTATAGAAGATGAAAGCTCTGAATTAAGCGAAGCGAAGCATCAACTTGCTTCAATTAGACATGAAATAGAAGCTATTAGTCGTAAAATTCTAGGTGTAAAAGTAGATAATTACCTACAAAAAGCCATGCAATCTGATGATGTAATGGTCAGAAATGGTGAACCAGTTCCTAGATTTGGTGTTGATACTGAAATTTGGCAAACCAAAAAAGGTGAAAACAAAAATGGTGGATTAAATGAAAAAGGTAGAGAAAACTACAATAGAACTCACCATGCACATTTAAAAGCTCCACAACCTGAAGGTGGATCAAGAAAAGCGTCATTTTGTGCTCGTATGAAGGGCATGAAAGCAAAATTAACATCAGAAAAAACAGCCCATGATCCTGATTCAAGAATTAATAAATCCTTGCGTAAGTGGAAATGTGATGCTGATGATGTTAAGCATGATTTAACCAATATCTTGGATGCTTTAATTGATTATGCAGAATCTATCCCTGATGAAGATCCATGCTGGGAAGATTATCATCAAGTAGGTATGAAAGAAAAAAATGGTAAACAAGTTCCTAATTGTGTACCTGATTCAGCTATGGGTATTGCAGATATTCATGGAGAACAAGTTCCTGCTCAAGAATCTAAACCAATAGCTAAAGATGCTGGAGCAGAAGGCAGAGCTTCAGGAATATTATTTTTAACTGATGGTGGCGAAGTTTTAATGATTCGCAGAGGTGATGGTGGGGATTACCCTTATACATGGGCAGTACCCGGTGGTCATCAAAATCCAAAAGATGAAAGTTTAGAGGAATGTGCTCGTAGAGAATGTTTCGAGGAAACAGGAATTGACTACAAGGGCAAGCTCGAAGTATTGCATGATGATGGTCAATTTTGTACTTACATTGCAAGAGGTTTTGAAAAGTGCGATGTGAAGCTAAATTATGAATCTACTGGATACGATTGGTGTCCTGTTAATCAGCCACCACAGCCATTGCACCCCGGTTTAGAAATAGCAATGAAAGTAGCAAGCATTAAAACTGAATTAGATGTTGCAGAATTAGTTAAAGCAAATGTTTTGCCAAGTCCACAAATGTATGCGAATATTATGCTATTGGCAATTCGCATTACTGGAACTGGATTAGCATATAGAGGTTCTATAGGTGAATATGTTTGGAGAGATTCATCACTGTATTTGAATGATGAGTTTTTAAGAAGATGTAATGGTTTAATGGTGATTATGGATCATCCTGAAACTGCTGTATTGAATGGAAAAGAATTCAAAGATAGAGCAGTTGGAAGTATTATGTTACCTTATATTAAAGGTGACGAAGTTTGGGGTATTGCTAAGATTTACGATCAAGACGCAATTAATGAGATTTGCGAAGGTGAAATTAGTACATCCCCTTCTGTTGTATTTGACAATACAGCAGGAAACACTACACTTACTACTGAGAATGGTGAACCACTCTTAATAGAAGGTGTTCCATTTCTTTTAGATCATATAGCTATTGTTACCAAAGCTAGAGGATCTAAGGGAGTATGGGATAAAGGTGGCGATCCAGCCGGAGTTTTATTAACTAACCCTGAGGTATCAAATATGAATGAAAATGTAAATGCACCAAAGGCAGATGCCCAAGGTGAAAAATTAGATGCCATTCTATCAGCCTTGAGCAATCTTGCTTATCGTGTAGATAGTATGGAAAAAAACTTACCCGCACCACCATTGGTTACTGCGGCTGACAAAAAGAAAGCCAAAAAAGACGATGATGATGCAATGTGCGATGATGATGAAGAAGAATCAGAATCAGAAGCCAAGAAATTCATGGAAAGAAAGATGGATGCTAAAAAGCGTAAAGATGAAGATGATGATCGCATGGATGCTGAAGGCTCTGATCCTAAAGAACATGGAAAGGCTGGAGAAATGAAGCCTGATGATGAAGGTAAAGTAGAACATCCCGGTCACATGGAATTCAAAAAAGATGACGATGATGACGATGATGACGATGACAAAAAAATGTCTAAGAAAGATGAAGAAGCCATGAAAATGGATGAAGAAGAAGCAAAATATGCTGATGCTCAAGCTAAAGCTGATTCAGTATTTGCATCATTTGGCAAATCTGCTTCAAGACCATTACAAGGCGAAAGTTTAATTGCTTATCGTAAGCGTTTGTTGCGTGGATTACAGGCATACTCTGATACTTATAAAGATGTAAATCTTCTTAAAGAAATCAAGGGTGAAAAGATGCTCTCTATTGCAGAAAAGCAAATTTTCAATGACGCATTGAAAGCCGCTAAATCTCCTACTTTGTATGCTAATGATGCAGAATATGAAATTAAGGAAAGAGATGCTTCAGGTCGTACTATTACCAAGTTCAAAGGTGGTTTTGGTTGGCTAGATGCTTTTAAAGTTCCTGCTCAAAGAGTTAAGGAATTCAACCTCAACAACTTCAAAAGATAAGGATTAGATTATGTCAGCACTCATTTCACTAAATCCTATGCAAACAACCAATGCGAGTGGTTTATTTAATACCAACTCTGCTGGTTTTACGCAAGGTGATGCACAAGATGATCCAGCAGTTAAGTTTTATTTAGCTGGTGGTATTCTTTCAACATCAGCAACTACTCCATTATGGGGTGGTATTCCAATTCAGGAATTCTCTGCTGTTGGACAAAATGGTCAAGGAACTTTATCAGGTAATGTACAGCCCGGTACTGCTACTCTTGGTTCTTCAGTTCTTCAAGCTACTGGCTCTGCAAATCCAACAGGTATTGCAGTTTACAATCAGGCTTATGCAGGTATCACTACTCCACAAAGTACAGCACCTTTATACAGCCCCGGTATGTCAGTAAACTTCTATCGTTTTGGTAGTGGTGCTCGTATTCCTTTGATTCTTGATCCTGCTTCTGTAGGTATTGATGGACAATTGATTACAACTACTGTTTACTTTAACTACACAAACAACTGGGTAACAACAACACAACCCGGTACACAATCTGCTTTCCCTGTAAAGGTTATCGCAGTTAGCACCAGTGGCAATAAAACTGTTTCCTATAGTTCAGGAACAAATACAGCCAACTGGATTTACAATCAATATGTGGCTCTTTGCCTAATTTAATAAAGGAACTTTACTATGTCAGGCTTTGCTCCCTCATTTGTAACAGCTAACCCACACTATATGATGCCTGAACTGATTATGCAGTACAGTTTAGCGTCAGGTGCGTTTACAACCCTTGCTACAGAAAATCCAATGCCAAGATTGGGTGAAGCTGATTTGTATGTGTATGCTAAAAAGCTACAAGTAACAACTCAGGTTCAAGCTAACCAATCTCAATTTAACCAATTGCCAAGTGCTTCAGTCATTCCTTCTATGATTAGCACTGCTACATATCGTGTTCAAACTAGAGCACAGTATGATAACTTTGATGAAGCGGCTACTGGTGTTTGGGGTTATGCATTACCACAAGCTATGCGACTTGCGGCTCGTCAAGGTATTGCTCAACAATTGCGTAATGCATTGTTATTTGGATACAATCCTTCAAATGGTGAAGGCTTGCTCAATACTGCTGGTATTACAACATCTACTTTAGGTGCTGATACTAATGGTAATACAGGCTATTCTAAGTGGGATTCAGGACAATTGGCTCAATACCTATTGAATATGATTGGTACTTTAAAGACTAATACATTGCAAATTGGTCAGCCATTGCGTTTAGTATTCTTAGCTCCACAACGCTTTATTAGCCAAATCAGCTATTCAGGTGTTGTTTCATTAACTCAGTTCCAAAGAATTGGTGCTGGTGTTGAAACAGCGGCAGGTTTAGTTGAAACAGTTGCTAAGTGGGCAGGTGGTGATGATGTTAGTTTTGCAGTAGATGATACTTTGATTGGTCAAGGTGCTGGTGGTACAGACGCAATTCTTTTAATTGCTCCTGAACTCAACATCCCTAAAGCTAATGCTCAGATCAACACTAACATTTTTGCTACATTAACACCTAATACAACAGCTACTTCATTGATGCTTACTGATGTATCTGCTCCTACAGAGATTCCTACTCCAATCCCTGATGGTGGCATTACAACTTTATACACAATGAGATCTACATCAGGTTGGGGTTTAAGACCTGAAGCTATGTATTTGTTATCTGCGGCTTATTAATTTTCATGTGCGAAGTAGACTAACCCCACTTAATTGTGGGGTTTTTTTTAAAGGAAAAAAAATGATGATTGAAAATGTTCTTAGAGAATTGGAAAAATTCATGGAAGAAGTTCGTGAGTTTATGGGAAAGAAAAACAACGATTCAGTTGTAAATGACACTCCTGCTCCTGAAGTATCGAAAGATAATACATCAGAATCACCAGCTTCAAAAAGTTAATGTTATAGTATTAAGACTTGTGTGATGCCAAGTTTGTAACAATGGGTGGCAGGGTACTTTCAAAAGGAGTGCCGCATCATCTGTCACCCACCCAACTGGGGAAATATTATGGAACTTTATATAGCTAATTGTACAAAACAGGATCATCAATTTACTTATATGTTGTTTGAAAATCCAAGACCTTTTATGGAAAGAATAAGGGCTGGATCACAAGTTAAGATTCAAGGATCAAAAGATGAAATTGATCAAATCATAAAACAACATGAGGTTTATGGGTTAGTACCTGTAGATAAAATTAAAGGTAATTTTTCAGGAATGGCTTATCGTATAGACAAGCCTGTTAATGTTGAAGCTATTGAAAATGGCATTTCTGTAAGAGATCAAGCCATGATTGATAGAGCAACTGAAGCAAGAAAAATTACAGCAGTAGCATCAGATCAAAAAATATCTGAAACTGCTCAACAAATGGGTTTAAAGCAAAAAGCACCTTTGGAAGTGGAAATCATCGAAGAAAGAAAGCATTATGCTGATAATGAACCTAAATTTGAACAAACCATTGAAGTAGTAAAAGAAGGTATTGCTCCAAAAGGTAGAGGTAGACCAAGAAAAGCATGATTTTTTAATTTAACTTAGGTACAATTTGATTATGAGTGATCCCATTACTTCTCCACCAACATTAGCAGGTTTTGTAGCTTGGTCACAAGCTGTAATGGGATTGAATTCTGTAGTCATAAGTCCTACAGATCAAGGATATGCCTATGCTTTTCAAATTGCATTGGACATTGTTCCTAAAGATTTTGCTAATACTGTTCCTGATATTTATACCTTAACTGTGTATAACTGGGGTGGTAGTCAATTAATACAGTGGCAACAAGATTATGCAGGTCAAACATTTTTTGCTGATGCAAGACAAGCCTATGGCATGAATAATTTTGTAGCTGGAGTAATAAGCTCTGCAAGCGATGTTTCCACCAGTGAAACATTGACAATAGGCAAAGGATTACAAAATCTACAATTATTAGATTTACAAGCAATTAAAGATCCTTATGGCAGACAAGCATTAGCTTTTATGCAAACTATTGGAACTCTTTGGGGATTAACATGAAATTGCACCTTGGGGTTATTGATGTCCCTGAACCTTATGGTGAAAAAACAACTTATGAAGTTGGTAAGTTACTCGAAGAAAAATATACATTATTTTCAGCATTTGTTGATAATAAAACTGAAAATATAGCGAATCATCTAGCAGAAGGATTAGAACAAGCTATTGCTCAAATGGCTTTGGGAGTTCCTTATCAAAATTCAATTAATGCTGGTGCATCCATGATTGAAGAAGATTTAAAAAAGTGGATCTATTTGCAACAAGTTGAAAATGTTGGAATAGAAGGTGTACCAACACAAGCCGCTCTCGATGGTACAAATTATCGTATGAAAAATGTATCAGCCAAGCAATATGTAAAAGGTAAAAGAGGAGTACGAAAAGTAACTAAAAATGCTCGTAGACCTTCTTTTATATATTCAGGAGTTTTAGAAGCATCTTTAAAAGCATGGGTTGAATAATGACCACAGTTAATGAAACTTCAGGAGCTAAACCACAATTAGGTGCTGGTTTAACTCAAGGTATGCAAACTCTGTCAGGAAATGAACAGGTTACTTTTACTTTGTATGTGAAGTTAATTTTACCTTTAGACGGATTTATTTTTTGGGTAAATGCAACACTTTTAAATGATACAGCAATTTATAATGCCTTAACTTATGGCTTTGCTGAATTTAACAACAAAGGAAGTACCCTTCCATCTAGGAAAATTACAGTTAATGGATCATTCCATTTTAATACTGAAATGCATCAGTTGGAAGATCGCACTACAGCTTATAACCATACTATTTTTACTTCTCCACAACTCATACAAGATTTCAATCTACTAAATCCTAATTTGTTATATGTAGCGAATTATGAAGATTTAACTTTTGCTTTCAGTCGTAGAGATAACTATTATAAACAAGCAGATTTATATCATTATCGTGGTGATGCTTTGTATTCTATTATGAATACACAGTTGATCAATTCGATGACAGATTTTGATTCTACAAGTGTGATTGTTTCTAATAGTTTACCTATTTGGTTATCTTTAAATCAATTCTTTCAAATGTATCCATCGTATTTGGTAGGGCAGAATATTTCACCCCCTTATGCTTCTGTAGATATTCAATCTACAATAGCACTTGGACAGTTTCCTATTGTTAATAATATTGCTCCAAAAGCAAATCAAAGTAAAACTGCTGTTGCTGGATATGCTGTTGCTGGTTATGCTGTTGCAGGGGAAAATGAAATTGCAACTCAATCAAGTATTCAACAATTAGCTAAAGATACAGTAAAAATTAATATCTTTGGAATTAGAAATCAAGAAGCCTTAAATTTTGTAAATTACATCTATCAATACAGTTTGAATACTGATAACATTGGCATGATGAATATGCCTATCATTTTTGATGAAAAGGTTACTCAGCCTGAATTTGGTATTCTTGCTCAGAAAAAATCAATTATTTTTGAGGTTAGTTATTACCAAAATACAGTAAATGATGTAGCATTAAAATTGATACAGGAAGCATTTATTACGCTTACAAGAGGTACTGTACCAGTGTAGTTTTTTTTTAACAGTTTAAATAAGGAGTTATCATGGCAATTGGAGCAAATCAACCAGCAGTAATTAATGGTGCATTAATTACAGCACAAGGCATCAATACATTCTTGAATGTATCAGCAAATACTTTAGTTAAATCAGTAGGTGGTCGTGTTGCTAAAGTGAATGTATTAACAGCAGGATCAACAACAGGTGGAATTTATGATTCTGCAACTATTGGTGGAGCAAGTGCTTCAAATTTAGTTGCTGTCATCCCTAATACTGTAGGTACTTATACAATTGATTTTCCTTGTAAAAATGGCATCGTGTACGAAGTAGGAACTGGTCAAGTTGTATCTATCAGCTTCATTTAATTGTTTAAATAAGGGGGCATCATGCCAAATATTGTCAATGTAGTAGTAACCCAGCAGGTAGCGAGTGCTCCTAGTACCCTTCAAAGGACAGGTGCATTTGTTAGCCAAGGGGGTACTACTTTAGCTACAGGTACAACTCAACTATTAACTAGCGTGAGTAGTCTTACATCAATTATCAACCCAGCGATTAATATTACTGCTATTACTTGGGCAACAGGTACAGTAACAGTAACTACTTCAACACCTCATGGAATACCAAGTGGTGCAACAGTACAAATTGTAATTGCTGGAACAAATCCTATTGGATACGATGGAACATTTGCAGGAACAGCAACAGGAACAAATACTGTTACTTATCCACTATCAACAAACCCCGGTGCTGAATCAACTCTTGGAACATTTCAATTAAATTCAGCAGTAGAACTACAAGCAATGGCAAATACATTCTTTGCTCAAAGTGCTAGTTTGGGAGTTTATATTCTTGAATTAGGAGCTAACACTGTAAATAATGGTGTATCAGCATTACAAACATACATTACTGCAAATGTTGGACAGCCAGCAACTTCAGCAACTCCACAATTCTATAGTTATTTAGTACCTAAAGAATGGGATGCTAATACAAATGCTATTAATATGTACAAGTTATATGAAGGAACAACTGCTCAACAGTATTTCTATGTAACAACTACATTAGCAAATTATAATTTGTATGCTGGAATTAAATCAGTATTCGCTGTTTTACCAAGTCCTAGTGCTCCTGCTACTGAATTTAGTACAAGTGCTTTCTTTTGGGCAACATTAGAATATAATCCAAGTTCAAGTAATTTAGCTTCACCTCTTGAATACACTTATATTTATTCAGTAACACCTTATTCAACTTTAACTCTAACGCAACAAACACAAGTGTTAGCGGCTGGAGCTAATTTTGTATTTACAGGTGCTCAAGGTCAAATCAGTAATACATTAATTGAAGGTGGTAATTTTATGGATGATAATCCATTTAATTACTGGTATTCAGTAGATTGGCTATCTATCAATGTTGCAACTTCATTAGCTGGTGCAATTATTAATGGATCAAATACTCCTACAAATCCTTTGTATTACAATCAGGCTGGTATTAATACTTTACAAAAAGTAGCTCAAGCAACAGTTAATAATGGTATTTCGTTTGGATTAATACTCTCACCTGCTACAGTCAATGCTGTATCTTTTGCTACTTATGTAGCTCAAAATCCATCAGACTATGCAGTTGGTATTTATAAAGGTTTAAGTTGTACCTTTGTACCATTAAGAGGATTCAGCTCCATTACTATTTACTTAACTGCATCTAACATTCCAGTTTAAGGAGAATAAATAATGGCAAATCCACAAATTGTACAAGGTACATTAAATAGACTACTAGCAAGCGTAGTTTACGCAAATTTCGCAAATCTCAATGTAACTTCCTCTTACTTAGCAAGAGAAGCTATTAGTTTAGGATTTGATGGTGATACTTCACAATTAATAGGTACTTTAACTGGAGCAGTAACCAGTCCTGAACCTTACATTTATGGAAATGTCACCATGCATTTATTAAGAACGCAAGCTCTTGGTAATGCATATAAAACTCAAATTGAAACTAATACTACATTAGGATCTGTAACGATTTATCCTGATTCTGTAGCATTATCACCATTTCAATTGAATAACTGTGTTTTATCAAGTATTCAAGAAGTGGCTTTTGATGGTACGCAAGCTGGATTAATTGTTAGATTGCGTGGTGTCTACTCTATTAACTCATCATTGTTTGCAATATCTTAATATGCATTACACCTATTTGCATCTAACAAAAGATACAAATAAGATTTTCTATATAGGGAAAGGCTCAGGAAATAGAGCCTTTTCTGAAAATAGAAGAAATAAATATTGGAAAAATATAGTTGCAAAACATGGGTTTAATGCTGATATATTAGCTTATTGGGATTCTGAACAAGATGCACTTGAGCATGAAAAGGTTTTAATAGCTTGTTTTAAAGATATGGGCTATAAACTTGCTAATCTTACTGATGGTGGTCAAGGATCAAGTGGTTTAAAACAACTTGATGAAACAAAGCAAAAAAGAAGTAACGCTTTAAAAGGTAGAAAAAGACCTGAAATTGTAGAAAAAATGAGAGTAATTAAAACTGGCTTTAAACACTCTGAGCAAACAAAAGAAAAAATGAGAAAATCTGCGATTGCTAGAGGATATAATCCTATTAATATTAAATTAATGCATGAAGCAATACAACTTAAAAAAAAGGAAATTCTGTGATGCGAATTGACCGAAAACTGAATCTTGTTATGCAAGTTCAAACTGTTGAAAAAGGAACAATATATGTTCATTCTTCCTCAATCAGCAGAGCAGTATTTGAACAATTTTATCTTGAATTAGGAAAAGTATTTAGTCAATGTTTTGATGCAAATAATAAAGCTGAACATTTAGCCTTATCTGCACCTCAACTAGCTTATCCAGCTTTAAAAGCAATAGCAAATCAAGCTGGTAATTGGGAAGGTGCAGGTGGGGTTAAAGCAGGTTTAGTAAATGAAATTATTCGTTTAACAAACATTATGGTTACTGGCGAAAATGGCTGGGAAACTTTAGCACTTGATACAGCAATTAAAAGAGAAGTTATAGACGAAGATGAAGAAGCAGAGATATTGAGTTCACTCGTTTTTTTTACAGCAATCTCCAAGGTTGCACCCAAGGATCTGAAAAATTCTTTCTTGGAGATGGCAGGGGCATTAAGAGGTTGGGTTCTTACATCCTCGGACATTATGGAATATCAGAATGGTTTACCGATATTGATCAAAAAAGAATCTACTGGCAAGAGGGCGAAGGAATCATTGCTAGTATCTTAGATTATATTAGTAGTATAGGCTTTAAAGAGTTTATGGAAGAAGCTGGTAGTAAGTGGTCAGATGTAGAAGAATTTAGGCAAAGACATCTTATTAAAGCAATTAATAACAAATCACTATTTTAGAGAAAAAAATGGCAACGAAATCAGTTATTGAAATTGATGTTTTAGATGATAAGTTTCAAGCCTTTGCTAAAGAATTTGAAAAAATTAAAAAAGCTCTTGCTCAAATGCCTTCAGATTGGGGTAAAGCAAATACAAGTGGTATTAAAAGTATTCAAGGTGTAGGTAAAAGCCTACAGGATGCCAAGAAAAAACAAGACGATTTTAATAAATCCATCAAAGATGGTGAACAAGCATTAAAGAATATGGCTGGCATTACAGCTAATATTGCAAGAAATATGGCTAATACAGCTATTTCTTTTGCTAAATTTATAACTTTAGGTGCTATAGGTGGTGGATTTGGTTTAGGAGCTTTAGCTTCTGCAACTGGCACTCAAAGAAGAACTGCTCAAGGTTTAGGGATTACTACTGGACAATTAAGATCGGCAGAAGTATATGGTGGAAGGTATATCAATCCTTTACAAACTCTTGGTAATTTGGCTGATATACAAAGTGACATTACTAAACAATATTTATTAAATCCTTTAGCTCTTGGGAACACAACAGGGAAAAGTGCTGGTGAACTTTTACCTGATACTTTAACAAGTATACGAAAATTATATAAACAATTTGGTGGACAAAGACAAGTATTAGAATCTTTAGGAACTACACAAATTTTAGATTATGAAAGCCAAAGAAGATTAGCTGGACTATCAGATAAAGAATTTAAAGAATTTATTGAAAATTTAAAAAAAGGCAATAAAGCATTTGAAACACAAGATAAAGTTGATAAAGCATTTCAAGATTTTTGGGTTAAATTAAAAGAAAGTAGTCAAAAACTACAAATATCTTTAATAGAAGGTTTGGAAAAACTGCCTGAATCATTAGGAAAATTATCTGATTCTATTGCTGATGCTATCAAAATATTTTTAAGTAATCCTAATTTAAAACAATGGTTTGAAGATTTAGGAGAAGGAATTAAAAATTTTGCTACTTATATTTCTAGCCCTGAATTTAAACAAGATATAAATGCATTTATTTATGGTGTTAAAAATTTAGCAGATAGCGTAGTAGAAGCATTAAGATTTTTAGGAATTCTTAAAAGACCAGCTATATCACAAGAAGAAATAGATCAGGAAAAAAAGAAATTGCCTTGGTGGGTAATTGGAAAAGAATCTATTGCAAAAAGTAATATAGAAGAAGAAAGAAATACACAACAAAAAGCCTATAACTTTTTTAAATCAAAAGGATATTCTGAAAATGCAACAATAGGAATTTTGGCTAATTTAAAAGCAGAAAGTGATTATAAAACTGGAGCTATAGGCGATCAAGGCAAAGCCTATGGTTTGGCTCAATGGCATCCTGATAGACAAAAATTATTTGAAAAACAGTTTGGTCATTCAATTTATAAAAGTTCTTTAGAAGAACAATTAGAATTTATTGATTATGAATTAAAGAATAATGAAAGATCTTCAGGTAGAGCTTTATCAGGTGCTACAGATATTAGAGGTGCAGTACAAGCTGGGATAGGATACGAAAGACCAGCAGATCCAGTTAAAGCATTGGAAACTAGACTTGCTTATGCTAATAAAATTAGAGTGCAAGTTAATAATAATGCTGGTGCTGATATTAATACTTCTGCTAATGCTATACAAAACCCAAGGGGTGCAAATTGACTTCTTTAACGCAAACAATATTTTCATTAGCTTATGAGCAATCACCTATTTTGTTGCAAGGTGGAATTGCACAATTTTTACCGGGGCAGACTTTACCCATTGTTGCCATCACAGAATTGTTTGATGTACCGGGGATTGAGAATCAATCTCTATTTGCACATTGGAAACCATTACCCGGTGGCACTTTACAACAGTGGCAAGTAGCAGAATACCCATTTGCAAGTTTACAAGTAGCTTCCAATGCGATTATTCAAGAACCTTTAACTATTAGTATGTTAATGATATGCCCAGCACAAAGTAATGGTGGCTATGTATATAAGCAAGCTATTTTGACTGCTATGAAATTAACTTTAGATCTACACCTTTCTTCAGGTGGATCATTTAGTGTAATTACTCCTGCATATACTTATACAAATTGTTTATTAACCAGTATTAAAGATGTAAGTAGTATGGGGGATAAACAAACACAATATATGTTTCAATGGGATTTTGTACAACCTTTAATTAGTACAGGTGGTTTTTTACAGCAAACTTTAGGAACTGTTATGCAAAGTATCACAAATGGCACTCCTACTGTTCCCAATTTAGGTGGAAGTACAGGGTGGAATAATGTTCCACCAACTTCTGCTCCAACTGTTGATCAATACTATCCATTCTGATGACAACTTATATTAAATTTACTCCTCAATCTACTTCTAATTTTCAGTTTAATCCTGTATTAGATGGGGTTACTTATGTAGCTGTATGTTCTTGGAATATCTATTCACCAAGATATTATGTTTCCATTTATGATACTTCAAGAAATTTGATTGTTAGTAGACCTATTATCGGATCTCCTGATGACTATGATATTAATTTGGTATTTGGATATTTTAAAACATCAACTTTAGTTTATCGTGTCAGCAGTTCCAGTTTTGAAATAAATCCATGAGATATTACGATATTACAATTGTTCCAAAATCAGGATTAGGTGGAGCACCATTAAGTTATAGTACGCTATATTCTAATGGAATGAATAATACTCAAGCATTAAAAATAGATATTGATATTCCACAATCTTGGAATTATCAACCACAAGGTTTAGGGTATGTAAAAATTTATGGAATTAGTTTTGAAGATTTAAATCAGTCAGCTAATTTAAACCCTGATTACACAAATAATTTATTTGCAAGTATTCAGATAAAGTTAGGAATGTCTAAGGGTTTACCCTTTGCCAATCCAGCACAACAAGGATTAGTTATTAATGGATCTATATTGCAATCGTATGCAAACTGGCAAGGTAATCTTGTTACTTTAGATCTAGTCATTACCAATTCAGTTGTAAGTCCAAGCTCAAATGTCAATTTGGATTTTACTTGGAAAAAAGGAACATTTTTAGAAGATGCTATTAAAAATACTTTACAAAAGGCTTATCCAAAAAGTAAAACTGGGTTAGAGTTAGTTATCAATGGTGGTATTAGTCCAAATCTTATAGCAACAGAAACACAATCTGCTCAATATACTAATTTAGAAAGTTTTAGTAAATATTTAAATCAAACCAGTAAAGACATCTTAAAATTACCTAATTATGCTGGAGTTGGTATTGTTGCCACTCCTTCAGGATTTTTCTTAAATGATGGCACAACTTCTCAAGAAGAACTTGTTACTCAAAAAACAGTAATAGTTGATTTTCAAGATATTATTGGCAATTTAACTTGGATAGATTTAGTTACTATTCAAGCAAAATTAGCAATGAGAGGTGATTTACAAATTGGGAATTATATTATTTTCCCAAGTAAATCCCCTATCGTAAATACTGCCGCATCAGCTATAACTCAACAAAGAAATAATGTATCGTTTCAAGGTGTTTTCCAAATCAATCGTGTTCGTAATGTAGGAAGCAGTAGACAAGCTGATGGCAATAGCTGGGTAACAGTTGTTGATTGTGTAGTTTCATCTAATTTACCTACTACAATTAATTAATATGAGTTCATCACAAAAAACCCCTTTTGCTATTTCATTAAATAATTTTGCTGAACAGAAAATATCTGCTTATCAGGAACAGTTAGGTCAGGTTTACCCTTGCTCAGTTTTAAGTGTTGATCCAATTAATGCAATTGTCACTGTTAATTTTGAAGTAGATACAGGTGATTCAGCTACACTTCCTCAAATCACTTGTCCTATTATTGGGAGTAAATATATTAGAATACCTGTTCAAGTAGGTGACACTGGAATTTGTATTTCAGCAAGCACAAAAATAGGAAATATTACTGGATTGGGTAAGGGTTTACCCTCATTAATTCCACCTAGTAATTTAGGGGCATTAGTTTTTGTTCCTGTAGGGAATTCGAATTGGACTGCTACTGATTTAAATTCAATTGTTATTACTTCTCCCAATACAACTGCTGTAGCAACGATAGGCAATGACAAAATAGAATTGGCTTATTCTAGTAACAAAATTACAATTGATTCTACTGGTATAACAATTGATGGAAATGTTGTAATGAATAATAATTTATTGGTAAAAGGTAGCATTACAGGTCAAGATGGATTTAATATTAGTGGTGGTACAGGTAGCACCATGAGTGTTACTGGTAATATTGATACTACTGGAACTATTACCAATAATGGAGTATCAATAGGAAGTACGCATAAACATTCAGGAGTTCAAACAGGTACATCAAATACAGGAACACCAATATGAGATCTTATGGAGTTAATGAAAAAGGACAATGGGTAGAAATAACTGAAACTTCTTATATTTGGTTAGCTACTCTTGCACAAACTTTGCGATTAAGTGAGAATGAAAGTCCTTTTTATGCAAACTATGGTATCCCTGCTCAAAAATCTGTACAAACACAAATACCACCTGATGTTGCAATCAATAGAACACAGCAACAATATGCTCCTTATTTTGCAAGTTTAAGCATTATAAAACAGCAAAATGTTGTAAACCCAACCTATAATATAAGTGCAATATTTCAAAATGGTACAACAATTCAAACTACTGTAGCGAGTTAATATATGGCAACTTTAACCACAGCAGGAGCTATTCCTGCAAGTCCAACAGATCTTTTAAATGCTGAAATAACTGCCGCTACAGCATTAAGTCCCGGTCTTACTGCTAATCTTCCGGGTTCTCTTATTGAAGATATGGCATCAACAGCCGCAGGTGCTGTAGTCATTCAAGATCAAGCCTATGTTGATTTAGTGAACTCAATTTCACCCTATACAGCCAATCCATTTATCTTGTATGAATTAGGTGCAGTTTATGGTGTAGCACAAGGACAAGGATCAAATACTTCTGTCTATGTAACTTTTACTGGTAATGCTGGTTTCGTTATTCCAATTGGTTTTGTTGTATCTGATGGTACACACCAATACACAGTTCAAGATGGTGGCATTATAGGAAATACAGGTCAAAGCCCTGCATTATATTGTTTAGCGATTTCTTCAGGATCTTGGGCTGTTCCTGCTGGTACAGTGACTACTTTAATTACTTCTGTTCCTTCAGGAATTACTCTAACTTGTACCAATATAAACCCCGGTACTGCTGGAGCTACAGCACAAACTATTCAATCTTATCAAGCTCAAGTTATTCAAGCTGGATTAGCAACAGCACAAGGAGTTCCAGCATTTATTAAAACAGCTTTATTAAATGTAAGTGGAGTTCAGCCTAATTTAGTATCTGTCAGAAATGTAGCAACAAATGAATGGGAAATTATTTGTGGTGGTAGTGCAGATCCTTATCAGATAGCCAATGCAATTTTTAATTCTGTACCTGATATATCTTCTTTGGTAGGATCAACAGTTTCCAGTACAAGGAATGTCACTGTAACGATTAATAATTATCCTGATACTTATAATATTATTTTTGTAAATCCAGTGGTTCAACAAACTGGTATTACTTTAAATTGGAGTTCTCAAGCAACCAATGTGGCTTCTAATGCATCTATTGTATCCTTGGCTCAACCTGCAATTATTAATTATATTAATAATATTTATGTTGGTCAGCCTATTAATTTATATGAAATTGAAAGTATATTTGAAACATCAGTAGCTAGTGTTTTGCCTACTAATTTAATTTCAAATATATCTGTAACTGTTTATATAGCTGGATCTGCTGTATCTCCTATTACTGGTACGCATTTGTATTTAGGTGATGTAGAAGGATATTACAATACAACTGCTGGATCAACAGCAACTACAAGCGTAATTATCAATAAAGTATGATTACTACTACTTTACCTGCTTATTTATATCAGCAATATCAAAGACTTGATACAACTCAATATTTGCAACCATTTTTTGATGCATATAATACAACTGCACAAAGTTACTTAGACAAAACAAATAGTTTAAATTTACCTATTTATACCAAAATGACTACCCCATTATTAGATTGGGTTGCATTAAGTTTATATGGTATGGAAAGACCTTCTTTATCCAATACCAGCACATTTAGTCCTATAGGTTCATACGATACATTTAACTATGATTATTTACCTTTTAACGAAAATGTTTTAAATACACCAACAACTTTTTATACGATAACTGATGATTATTTTCAAAGAATGATTACTTGGAATTTTTATAAAGGTGATGGATTTCAATACTCTACACCTTGGTTAAAAAGAAGGGTAGCAAGATTTTTATATGGTGTAAATGGAACTGATATACCTGATATTGCTGATTTGTACAACATTAGTGTAACCTACCCTACAACGAATGGAATTACAATAACAATACCTAATTTACCTGTATCACCAATTTTGCAATCAGCTATACAATATGGTGTTTTAAATGTACCATATCAATATACTTATACTGTGGTTTATTAAGGAGTTTTTATGACGATTCAGTTATTTTCTAATAACGCTAAAACCACTTTAGCTTCCAATATAACCAGTACACAAACCACCATTACTGTTGCATCAGGTACAGGATCACAGTTTCCAAATCCAACAACAGGGCAACAGTTTAAAGTTACTTTAAATAGTGCAACCTCTGTTTTAGTCTATGAAATTTGTAACTGTACTGCTCGAAGTGGTGATACTTTAACAGTTCAAAGAGGTCAAGAAGGAACATCAGCTTTAGCTTTTAATACTGGTGATATTGTTGGTCACTTTGATACTGCTGGTGTAATGACTGATTTAGTTCAATCTGAACAATATCAAGCTAATACTTATGGATACGCTGTGGCTGGTGGAACAGCAAATGCTTTAACTGCAACCATTCCTAGTAATTTAACTACTGTTCCTGATGGAATGGCTATTTATTTAAGAGCTTCTGCTTCTAATACTGGAGCTTGTACATTAGTATTAACTTTAGGATCAACAGTTCAAAGTTCAGTGCCTATTGTTAAAGGCAATAATATTGCTTTAGCATCAGGTGATATTCCTGTTGCTGGTTATCCAATTTCATTAGTTTATAGCACTGCTTTATCAGCTTGGGTTTTAACTGATATTGCTGTAAATTTAACTACTTATGCACCTTTAAACTCTCCAGCTTTTACTGGAACACCAACTGCACCAACTCCTACTTTTGGAGATAATAGTACAAAAATATCTACTACAGCTTTTTTAGTAAGTGCATTAGCTAACTATGCTCCACTTTTAAATCCTACCTTTAGTGGAACAGTAACCTTACCTAATTTATTTAGTATTTATACTGTAGGTGCTCCTACCTATAAACTCTATATTGCTTACAATGGAAATCCTATTTTATCTTTAGATAAAAATGGTAGTTTAATTGTTGCAAGTAATGTCACTGCTTTTGGAACACCATAATGAGTTTATCTTTAGCCAACTTACAATCTATTTTTGGTGGAGCAAGTTCTCCTATCAGTTTGAGTAGTTATTATCAAAATGGATCAATTATGGGAGCAGGTGTTTATCCTAATACTGTTCCTACAAGTGGCATTATTTCATTAAGTGATTTTCTTGGAGTTCCTCAACAACATAATTGGAATTATGATCAAAGAACCAGTGGCGATCAATCCAATGATGGAGCAGGTTGGACAGTCGATTACATATATGGGCCGCTAGGTTGGGGCTTATATGCAACTGTTTGGTATTACACCAGTGGGCAACAAGTTTCACCATTAACAGCCTATGCTTGCTCTCAATTTATAAAATTTGGTTCAGCAAATACTGTAGTAACTTCAAATCCAAGTGGAGTTGTATCTCAGACAGTTCCATCATCTTCAACAGGAAATGGTTACTCAATAGGGCCGACTGGTGGAGTTTTATCAGGAGCACAAGATGATAGATTTGGTGATGGCATTTATTGGCTTGGTTATATCACTGGTTATTGGGATGGAGCATCTACTGTTTATATAACAGGAAGCTATGGAAGTGGTGCACCCGGTGATTCAGGATATGCTTATGCAACTGGTCAAGTAAGAAGTAACTGGAGTGTATTAACTGGTGGAACAAATACTGTAGGTGTAACTATTTAAGGAGAATTTATGTCATTCAATTATGGTAGTCCAATCACAGGAACATTATCAGCTACTACTGCTATAGTTCCTATTACTAATGCTTTAACTACTCCAGCAACGATTGTTTTAAATTCTAGTGCTGGTGGTCGTGCAATTCAATTATCTATGGATGGAACTAATTTTTATCCAGCAGTAACTCCTACACAAACACTCACAGGACAAATATATTATGTCTTGAATTTCCCTGTAAGTGCGATACAATTTACTGGAGCAATTAACGATACTTATAGTATTTTGTAGCCTTTTGGGAGCTTTATGTCCATTTTATTATTCGCTAATCAGGCACAAACCACATTAGCGTTACCTATCACAAGCACCCAAACAACTATTACAGTTGCAAGTGGTACAGGAACATATTTCCTTGCACCATCTACTAATCAATCAATAACATTAACGATTGTCAGTGCTTTAAGTGGACTAATTACTGAAATTATTTCTTGTACCAATATTACTGGTGATGTTTTAACTGTTGCTAGAGGTCAAGAAGGTACAGTTGCAAGAGCTTGGAATCAAGGTGATTTTGTCATCAATATGATGACTGCTGGAACTGGAAATGCTTTTGCTCAACTTTATGGTTTAGACAATGGCTATTATTCTCCAGTTTTTAATAATATGTCTACCACTACAGGACAAGTTACAACTTCTCCTATTAATGGTACTGATCTAGCAAATAAGGCTTATGTTGATTCTGTATCTCAAGGTGTATTTAAAGCTGAATGTCAGGTAGCTACTACAGCTAATATTACGCTTTCAGGTTTACAAGTTATTGATGGTTATACCATTATTGCTGGAGATAGGATTCTTGTTAAAAATCAGTTTAACAATGCTTACAATGGTATTTATGTAGCTTCTACTACTGCTTGGGTTCGTGCTGGTGATATGGCAGTTTGGTCAGAAGTACCGGGTGCCGCTACTTTTGTTCAATATGGAACTTTATATGCCAATACAGGCTGGAATGTCATAGCTCCTGAAAATGGAACAATTAATGTCACTCCAATTATTTGGACACAATTCTCAGGTTATGGAACTTATACAGCAGGTACAGGGCTAACCCTAACAGGTACACAATTTAGCATTACTTCTACAGGAGTTGTTTCAGGTACTTATGGAACAGCAACTTCAGTACCTACTTTATCTATTAATCCTCAAGGTCAAATTACTAGCGTATCGAATACACCTATTAGTATTGCACCTAGTCAGATTAATGCAACTATACCCAATTCAGGTTTAACCAATTCATCCATTACGATTGGTTCAACGAATGTAGCATTAGGGAATACCCTAACTACATTAGCAGGAGTTTCCATTAGTGGTTCTACCAATACTATTACAAATATTACCAATTCAGGGTTAGTTAATTCGAGTATTACCATTAATGGAAATCTTATACCTTTAGGTGGATCAGCAACAATCACATCACAAACACCTAATGCTTTAACGATTGGAACTGGACTTTCAGGAACATCTTTTAATGGCTCTGCTCCAGTAACAATTGCTATATCTCCAACTACTGTGACAGCAGGATCTTATGGATCTGCTGGATCTGTGGCAACATTTACAGTTAATGCTGAAGGTCAATTGACTAATGCAACAACAACTTCTATAGCGATTAGTAATACACAAGTTTCAGGCTTGGGCACAATGAGTACCCAAAATGCAAATAGTGTAACCATTACTGGTGGAACAATTCAAGGTGTATCTCTTACTATTGATAGTTTAGATAATACTCCTATAGGATCTACAACACCATCAACAGCTAAATTTACTACCTTATCAGCTAATAGCACAGTTACTTTAGGAAACTATACAGGCTATATTTATGCGAATGGTGCAAGTACTATTTCAGCATCTACAACTATTCCTACAACTGCTCTTAGTGGCACAATTACCAATGCTCAATTAGCCAATAGTTCTATTACGATTAATGGAACTGCTGTTAGTTTAGGTGGTTCTACAAATGTTGGTACAGTCACTTCTGTAACTGCTACTGCACCTATTAGTGTAACCAATGGAACAACTACTCCAGCAATAAGTATTAGTCAGGCAAATAGCACTACCAGTGGATATTTATCTAGTACAGATTGGAATACTTTTAACTCTAAGGGAAGTGGTTCAGTTACTAGCGTTTCAGGAACAGGAACAGTTAATGGCATTACTTTAACTGGTACAGTGACATCTAGTGGTTCATTAACTTTAGGTGGAACTTTAGGTGGTATTGCTAATAGTCAATTAACTAATTCAACCATATCAGGGATTTCCCTAGGTTCTAATCTTGCAAGTTTAACGATTGGTACAGGATTATCAGGTACTTCATATAATGGTTCAACAGCGATAACAATTGCAAATACAGGTGTTTTATCAGTCACAGGTACATCTCCTGTATCTGCAAGCACAACCAGTGGTGCTACTACTGTAAGTTTATCTTCAGGATATGGTGATACACAAAATCCTTATGCATCTAAAACAGCTAATTATGTATTGGCTTCTCCTAATGGAAGTGCTGGAGTTCCTAGTTTTAGATCTTTAGTTAATGCTGATTTGCCTTCAAGTGGAGTAACTTCAGGCACTTATGGATCTGCATCAGTTATTCCAGTTTTAACAGTCAATTCACAAGGTATTGTTACTTCAGTAAGTACACAAGCTACCAATGCTCCTTCTTATCAGGGAGTGTGGAACGCTTCTACTAATACTCCTACTTTGACATCTTCTGTAGGAACTGCTGGATATTACTATGTTGTATCTGTAGCTGGTAACACTACTTTAAATGGTGTATCAAATTGGAATGTTGGTGATTGGGCTATTTTTGAAAATAGCGTATGGCAAAAAATACCGGGTTCTACTAGCGAATCGTTTACCAATTTAACAACAACCAATTTAGCAGTAACAGGCTTAACTGGTTATATGTATGCCAATAATACAACTGGCAATGTAACAGCTTCAACTACTATACCCACTACAGCATTGAGTGGCACAATCACTAATGCTCAGTTGGCAAATAGCACTATTTCAGGTGTATCACTAGGTAGTAATTTATTTAATTTAACTGCTGGAACTGGAGTTAATTTTAGTTCAGGAACTACCTATAATGGTTCTACAGCAATAACAATAAATGCAACTGGTACTGGTGGTACTGTAACTTCAGTAAGTGCATCAGGTGGTACAACTGGATTAAGTTTTACTGGTTCACCAATTACTACAAGTGGAACTCTTACTTTAGGTGGCACTCTTGCAGTAAGCAATGGTGGAACTGGTGTCGTTAGTTCTAGTGGAGCTAACTCTGTGGTGTTGCGTGATGCTAATGGAAATATTAATGCAAACTGTGTTTTTGAAGGATTTACAAGTCAAAGTGCTACTGGCACAACTACTGTATTAACTGCATCATCAGTTCAAAACTGGACTATTACAGGTTCAGGTGGACAAACTATTCAGTTGCCTGATGCAACAACTTTGCCTATTGGTGCTGTATTTACATTTAATAACAATCAAGCTTCAGGAACAATTGTAGTTAAAAATAATTCAGGAACAACAGTATGCACAACGCAATCAGGTGCATTTATTGTTATTACTTTATTAAGCAATTCAAGCTCTGCCGGTTCTTGGGATTATCATAATTTAGCACCAAGTAATGTTTCATGGTCTACTAATACTTTTGATTATTCAGGTTCTATAACTTCTGCAACATGGAATGGTAATGTCATTGCTTATAATAGAGGTGGTACAGGAATATCAACTGCACCAACTCAAGGTGGTGTAGTTTATGGAGCATCCTCAACAACACAAGGATATACTTCAGCAGGAACAGCAGGTCAAGTTCTAATATCAAATGGTACATCAGCACCTACTTTTGGTGCTGTAGCTGGGGGAAGTTTCTAATGAGTAATTCTACTAATTTTATTAATTATGAAACCACCATTTATGCACAATGGCTAAATGATGTTAATAATCTTGTTTACAATGGCAACTTTCAATCTCCAACAGTCAATATTTATAGTTTAGTTGCTCAAAATGGATCTATTGCTAATTTAACTGTAGCAAGTTTAACCAATGCTAGTTTAACGAATGGTCAAGTAGTTTATGCTGGATTAAATGGATTATTAGAATCTAATCCTACCATGCGATTTGATGGCAATACTTTAACAGTCAATAATTTAGTTTCTGTCAATGGTATTAGTGGGGGTAGCTTTTAATGACTAATTCCACAAACTTTATTAATTATGAAACAGTCATTTATGCTCAATGGTTAAATGATGTTAATGGACTTGTTTACAATGGTGTTTTTCAAACCAATAATGTCAATATTGGTAATTTAAGCATTACAACTTTAACATCAGGATCTATTACTACAGGATCATTAACTAGCAGTAATTTAGTAAATGGTCAATTAGTTTTTGCTGGGACTGGTGGTGCATTACAAAGTAGCTCAAGTTTAACATTTAATGGAACTGTTTTAACTGTACCTAGTCTTACTATTACAGGAACTTTAAGCCTTAATTCTTTAACATTATCTACACCTTTGGCTACATCTAGTGGTGGAACTGGAAATGTTAATTTAACTGGTTATGTTTATGGTAATGGTGCAGGTGCTATGACAGCATCAACACAGATCCCCAATACTGCAATTGGTGGTTTAGGAACAATGTCTACACAAAATGCTAATTTTGTTGATATTACTGGTGGCACAATGGATAATGTAGCAATTGGAAATACAACTCCCAGTTCAGGAAAATTCACTACTTTAGTAGCATCAAGTGGAATCCAAGGTGGAAGTTTTTAAATATGATAAGGAATTGACATGGCACAAACTGGATTTACTCCTATCGAAATTTATGGAAGTGGCACTACAGGAAATACTCCTTCTGCTTCTAATTTAGTAACTAGCTCAAGTGGTTGTGAATTAGCGATCAACTATACTGATGGCAAGTTATTCTATAAAGATAATAATGGAGTTGTTCAGGTTTTAGCTACAAAAGGAGCATCTCAAAATTCCATTAGTTTTGGTACTACAGGATTAACTCCTAATACAGCAACTCAAGGTGCTGTTACTGTTGCTGGCACATTGATAACAAGTAATGGTGGAACAGGATTGTCGAGCTATACAGCAGGTGACTTACCTTACTATGCGTCAGGTACAGCTTTATCTAAACTAGCTATTGGTACAGCAAACTACATACTGTCATCTTCAGGAACAGCACCTCAATGGGTAAACAGCATTAACATTGGTGCAGGAACATTTACAAGCATTACCGACTCAGGATTAACAAGCGGTCGAGTAACTTACGCTGGTACAAGTGGATTATTACAAGATAGTGCTAATTTAACATTTAACGGAACAACTTTAACGGCTAATACACTTAATTTAACTAATGCTCTTGGTGTTGCTTATGGTGGCACAGGATTAACAAGTTTAACATCAGGCTATATACCTTATGGAAATGGTACAAGTGCTTTTAGTTCTAGTGCTAATTTTAATTATGATGGAACAATAAATTTTGCATTAGGAACATCAGGAGTATTTAGTCCTAGTGCAAATCGTGCCAATTTTAGTATTAATGGTAGTTCTGGTTCTATTGTTTCATTTGGTGTTGCTAGTGTAAGAACAGGATATATATATTCAGATGGTACAGATTTAAGTATTTCAAATGATAGTACAGGAGCATTAAGATTTTTAGATAATGGTGCTGAAAGAGCAAGATTTTCTACTGCTGGCTATCTAGGAATAGGTACAAGTAGTCCTAGT